CTCAGTCCCTCCGGCGTCAACACTTTGACCGCCTTGGTGGGGTCGGGGTCAACTTCGGCGTGTCCGAGTTGCACCATGGTTTCCATCATCGACTTGGCATAGCCGTGCGCCTTGCTGATAAGTTGCTGATCGGCGGCGCTATGCCGTGACCCGGCTTTGAAAGACTTTTCCATCTTCGTCTCCTGTTTTGCTAAAATACTGTTTGCCCACGTGCGCCCTTCGTCACCACCCCAGCCGTGCCATGCTTGCCAGCCCTTGCCTTGCTCCGACCACGTACTGCCTTGTTTGTCGACTTCGTGGCGGGCAAAGTACGACGCCATGCGCTGAATCGTATCAAGCGACACCGGACTGCGACTCGCTAACTGCGTCGCCCGTGCGATGCCGACCGGCGTCATGCCACGTTGTGACGGTGGCTTAGCTTTGCGGACTTCTAACGCACGACGGGCATTCTGTGCAACCGACGCCGGTGGCGTGTAGGTGTCTGCCATGATTCCTCCTAGGACAAAATAGCGTTAAGCATCCAGCCAAGTTTTTGATGAGCCATGAGGCGGTCTTGTAGGAAGTTGCCGACGGCTGGCTCAGCAGTCGCTTGGTCGATACCCTGCCGGAGCGTCACCATGATGAGGTCGTTCGTTGCCTTGAGCTGGGTAATCATTGCGGGCAAGGCGTCGTCTTCCGTCGCCGGGTCAATGGGTTGCATCGTGGCAAGTGTCGCAAGCGTTGCCGGAGCCTTGGCGCCAAGACTGCGGATAATCTCGCCAATGCCGTCGATGGCGTCGAAGAGCTCTTGGTAGGTGTCACCTAAGAATTCGTGGTACTGCGGAAAGTCGGCGCCGGTGACATTCCAATGCGAGGCGTGTGCTTTGTAGTAGGCAAAGAGGGTCTGAGCGAGCAAGGTGCGCAGGGTGGTGATTAAGTCGTTCATCGTATCTCCTATAATTTGAACTGTGCGAAGGCTTGGTCGGCGATGGTTTGTAAGTCACCCCGTTGACGCACAGTGGCGGCGGCGTCTCTCGCCGTCTTCCATCGTCCCTTGTGTATCTCGGCTTGTTGGTCACCGACGACATACGGCGCATACGACGCCGCCGACATGAGGACTGCGGTGTCGCCGTCAAGGTCAACACGGTAGCTACGGTTGAGTGTTTCGCTGCCGTTGAGTCCGTTGCCCGTGCCACGAAGATACGGGATGCGCAGTTGCCCCCGTTTCCACATCATCATCACGAAGCGCCGTTGTTTCTCAGACTTCCACTTCATTGAGCCACGCTTTGGCGGCGGTGGTTTATCTTCGTTAAGTTGCCCCTGAACAACAACGGCGTATGCCAACGTGACCGCTCGGCAGGCGTCGAGGATTGCTGCGGTAGAGATACGGTTGATGATTTCTACGTCGGTTTTAATCACGGGCGCACCAAGCGCAGCGACGTATCACAACGACAGTTGACGTGGGCAGGCGGGCCACTGGCGACCTCTGGTGGCCACTCATCCTCCGTCATGCCGTTAAGGTTAACCCCGTAGGCTTCGCCGGTGCATATCGGGCAGACCTTTTCGTCGGCGTCGGTATTCCATACCCGAATCATGGTAATCCCCGCCTTCCCTAAGTACTGCTGGTATTCCACCGTCGCTTGGGCGGCGGCGCGCGTTGTCTCTGTCACCGCTATCATCCGTGCTCGTGCGGCGTCTGACAGTGGGCGCATCATGGCGGTCAAGTCATCAATCGTCATACCCGGCGTTTTGCGATATGTTTCAATGATTGGCTTGATGCGATCGGCGGTGGTTTGGTCAATCTTCGCCGTCGTCTTTGGTACGTAGTCGCTTAGCCAATCGGTGACTCGCTGTGACTCTTCGTTGGTATCCATTGGGATATTAAACTGCGTCCCCAGTGTGTCGATGCGCTTGCCCATCTGCGTGGTCAGCTCCGCATTTAAGACGGGTGCGATGACGTCTTTTAACGTCGGCTCAACCGGTTTATTCTGCGTAATTTGCCGTGCCCACGTCGCGCCACGCTTGGCTAATTCCGGTGCAATTGCGTTGTAGATACGTCGTTCGTCCGGTGTCATATCGTCGACCGCTTTGACCTCAGCGACGACGTTGACCACGTCGGACACAGTGGAGTCGGGGCTAAGCCGCGCCATCACAGACTTGACTTCGTCGTCCGTAATAACGTCGGAGGTGAAAGAGCAGCGAGGGTCACGCCCCGACTTAATGCGCCGCTCTAATTTTTTTGACAGTAGCGTCCAGTCTACACTTCGGGCGGCGACGGGTACGGCTTGGGCAGGCGCATTGCTTGCCGTCGGTTCCACATTGTCGGCGACTTCGGTGGGCAATGGCACGACTTCGGGTTGCATCGTCTCGGGCCCGGTCATTGCGAGGGTCTCATCGATGTTCTTATAGCCCAGCGTCTGCATTGCGCCACGGAGCGGCATCCCTGCCTGAACTAACATCTTGAGTGAGCCAGCGCGGGCGGCTTCGTCGGCCTGCATGACGTCAAGCTCATCAGGGTGATACACAAGCTCGTAGCCAATGGACGCAAAGAGTTGCGTATTGATGACGTGTTCATAAAGTCCAAGCCGTGGCACAATCGTTTCACGCCAAAAGCTTTGTCGGTCGGAGTCGGCGGTCGCATAGTTGGCGGCGCTGGCTTCAAGCATCGTCCGAGGCACACCGAGCGTCATGCTGATAGTGGTAATGACCCGCTCTTGAAGCTCGGGCAACATGAGGTCTTTGATCGGCGGCGTAATAACCGTTGCCTTGATTTCGGGTGAGCGCACGAAGGCAGTGCGAAAGGCGTTAACCACTCCACTGAATTTCCCCCACTCTCCTTTAAATCTTTGGAACTCCGCTTCGTCCATGTTCTCCGGTAGATTCATAATCGTCACCGGTTGCGCACCGCCTTCAAAGAAGTGGGAGGCAAAGCGCTCCAAGTAGTGGGCAAGTTGGGCGCTCTGTAAGGCGACGCGCGCCGGTGCAAGACCGGGTCCGATTTCGTCGGTCATCGATGGCTCACGAAAATAGACGACGTCATCAACAGACCACGGGCCGAAGGTGACCCCACGGAATTGCTGGGTAAACGTAATCCCGGCGTAGGGATTCCCTGCCACCGCTTGGCTGGCGTCGAACTTGACCATGACGGTCTGCGGATTCAATGCCTGAAACCCCGTTAACACGTTGCCCTTTTTGAGCTTCAGCCAAAACGCCGACCCCGTCAAAAGCAAAGCCCGTTCGGTCTCCTTGATGAGCTGATTGAAACTTTGTGTCCATGGCCATTCGACTTCGATGTCGCCGCGGTTGATACGGTACGGTACGGAGCTGATGGCGTCGCACCGCAGATTAACGGCACGGTACAGCATCGGTACCGAGTTATAGGCGTCGATAGTTGACGTTAACGCCTCGCCGTTACGAAGGGCATCAACCCAACCCGGATATCCAACAATAGGCATTACGCAAACCCCCATGATACTCTAGGCTTACTCATCATTGCCACGGCGCCCGAGGCGGCGTCTACGTAGTCGTCATGCGCTGATGAGGGAAAGCCGACGACCTCGTCGATAAATTGTCGATTCCATGCGCCGGCAACTAGGCGCACCTTGCCACCCTCAGCCCGCGCCGCCCATGGCATCGCCCGGCTTTGTTTGTCTTTGTCGACCCGGATGCCACGAAGCGATACGCCGGATATCTCGGGCATACGACGTAGTTCCTGAATTGCCGCTAAGCCGTGTATCGCCTCTTCGATGCCGACCTGCGTACCGGCTTCGCTGTGCATCGTTGATACGATGACTTTGCGGACGTCTGGCCACTCCGCTTTGATGTGGATGCCGGCGTCAAGATAGACCACGCCGTCATCACCAAGGGCAGCACGGATTGACGCCGTGTAGTCTGCGCTTGTCTTGGTGGAGGCGGCTAAGTCCCAATACCGAAACCACTTTAACCCTTCGGGCGCACGAGGCACGACGCCGAGCCAATGACGCTGAAACATTGCGCCGATGGGGTCAATGAATTGACCGTCAACCTCTTGGCGATACATCTCGGTGGTCATAGACTGCCGTAGCGTCTCGATGAAGTGACTAGGCAGGAACGGGTTGTCCGTGGATTTAGCTTGCGTCACGGTGTAGTCATTGCCGCCGCCTTGCCATACGTCGTACAGCCAATTTTTGCCACGTGGAGTCGTAGTGACCCATGCCCGACCAGGCTGCCGACGAAGGGTGGCAATGGATGTCGGCCAGGTGGTGTCGGTCATCATCGCCGCTTCGTCAAGCCAGAGCCATGATGCATTTGCACCACGCAAAGCGTCGGGATTATCGGCACTGCGAAAGATGATGGTGCGGTCACCAAGCAAGCGCAGTTCTTTATCTGACTTATTCCACGACGTGGCGATGCCAGCCGACGCTACAAGACTCAGGATGGTCTCCATGGCGCCAAGCTTAAGCATTGGGTACGTGGGTGCAATGATGAGCCCAAGGCTTCCCTCCGGTTGCCTCAGTGCCTCTATTGCGCCGGCCCTCGTCTTGCCTGAGCCACGACCACCGATAAACATACGGAACCGGGCGCTGTCACTCCAGAATCTTTGTTGGGCTCTGGTCTGCGTCGTGTGGCGTATCGTCACCGGTGGGCAAGCTGAGGTCGATTGTGTAGTTGGTAGGAGTGCTGGACGAAGTGACATTGTAGGATTCCCTATAGCTGGGGTCGAGCTTCTTGAGTAAAAACATCGCAGCGGCGGGCACGGTCGGCGCCATTTTAAATAGGCAGCCCTCGAGGTAGTCTATGCGATTCTCTTGGCCTCTTATCCGTGCCTCACGTAGTCGCATGGCAAAAGTCGGGTCGGCTTGTTGCATGCGCCACACCGTCTTGCGCTCAAGTCCCACGGCGAGTAGTGCGTTGTGCATGACGCCAAGTTCCGCCACCGCTTCGATGAGGTCTTCGCATTGAAGCTGGGTAAAGATTGGCTTCTCACTGACTAACTGCTTACTCTTCGGATTTGCCATAGCCAATAGCCTCAAACGTCATAAAGCGCAGAATCATATTCACGATACTCAATGCGACGGTAAGCTGAGGGTAGAACTCGGTCAGCTCTGGCCACTTGGTGAGCGTGCCGATAACAACGGCGAGCAGGGCGAAGATGTTGAACCATAGGGTCTTTGATTCATACCACGGTTTCATGTTATTTCTCCATTAATCTGAGTGCAATAGGCACGACTACGCTGGCCAACACTAAGCCTCCATAGAGTCGGTTGATATGGTCTTCTAACTTCGATACTCGTGCTTCAATCATGTCGAAGCGTAGGGCGCCATCGTCTAAGCGCTTAACGATGTACTTGATGTCTTTGCCTATCTCTGCGATGGCGACGTCAACGTGTGGAGGCGGTGTGGTCATCCTGTAACTCCCATGTGTAAACTCAGTAACTGCCAAAAGACATCCCACGGAAAAGCGTAGGGGTCGTATTTTCCCTTGGTGTCAATTCCGGCATGCGGCGTAATCATCTGAATTGTCGGGAACTTCTTGAGCCAGATGCTCACCTGTTCGGCGACGCTGTCTACTTGGCTGTGCGGGTACGGATCGGGCACAGCTTTGGAGCCGCTGTTCATAATCTCGATACCCAGCGACATCCCATTCGGACTGCGATTCCCCAAGCTCCCAATGACGCTGTAGCCGACGTGATAGGCGATGCATGAATCGTCAACCATGCGAGTACGTCGGCCGTCCTTGGCAATGATGCAGTGTATCGAGACGCCACGAGGATTATTCCGCAGGTACTCTATCTGACTAAACGATGACCCTGCGGAGCCGGTGTGATGCAGGACGATGACTTCGGGGGGCATTGGGCGGACGCCGCCTTGGCTAAGGGCTGGCACGGTATCGACGGGATATGGCATAGCAATATTCCTCCCTACTTCTATTGTCAGGGGGGTGTCAAGGGCAAAGCAAAGCCCCCACGATGATGGCGCGTCGTGAGGGCTTCGGTATCCGGAGTCAGGGACCATGCCTACTTAGTATATCACAGTTTGACAATGCGCTTGATGTAGCTGGCTAAGTCGTTAAGGTAGTCTTGCACCTGTTGAATTGATGACTTGCCCGCAATAAATCCCATACGGATTTGGTAGTTAGCGTCCCACACTTTCGCCCATACGAGGTCGGCAACTTGGTTAGGCGTAAGGAGCTGATTGATTTGGTTTTGCATTGTCGCCACCTGTTGCTCGAGCGATGTAACCCGGGCTTTCAGCTTTTGCGTATTATCCATTGCGCCGTTCGCCGTGTCTTTTGCGTCGTTGGCAATGGAAGCGGCGTTGTTTGCGGCGTTGTCTGCCGCAGTCACGCTTTGCTTGACGGCGTTGAGCGCAGACTCATCCACGTTGACCACGGTGCTGGACGGCGTGTCGCTGGGGTCTATGTAGCCACTAATCGGCTGATACCATTGTTGACCGTTGCCATCAACGTAACCCAAATAGAGCTGTTTGTTAAGGATAACCAATGAACCAGCGGTGCCGGGGATAAACCACACGACCTGCACTGGCCCGCCCCGTGGAGTGCGCACCACATGCGGACCCCATGGCCCACCGGCGACGGTGCTACACACGGTGACCTGAAACGTCGTGCCCGTTTTGTCAATGACAAAGCTACAGCCGCTGCCCGAATACGAGGCGTTAATCATTGGTAATGGCGTTGGTGGTTGTGGTTGCGTCATTTTAGAATCCCTCCAGCGGCGAAGTCACCGCATAATAATCAATGCGCTTCTGTGCAATGGCGACGTATTCCGGCGTGATGTCGATGCCGACAAAGTCCATACCCTCTAATATGCTAGCACATCCCGTGGAACCGGAGCCCATAAACGGGTCAAGGACTTTGCCACCCTTTGGCGTGACGAGGCGGACTAAGTAGCGCATGAGTGACAACGGCTTGACGGTGGGGTGGTGGTTGGCACGCTGCGAGGGCGGTGCTTTTGGATTTGTTGGCACACCGTTTTCAATACGATATTCCATTGATTCGCTATTCCACCCCGCCACCCCCGCCGGTTGCCACTCCTCATAGTACAACCCCGCCTCTCGCTCAGCCCTCGACGCTTTGGCGGTGTAGAAAAATCGGGATGCGCCGCCGGAATCGAGGTAACCCTGACCGATAAACGG